TTAGGCAATCGGCACACTCAATTCCCCACACTGAGCCTCACGCTGCATCGATTCGAGGTTGCGCTCGATGGTCTCGCAAATGGTATCCATCTGAATCTGGTGTTCGCTGAAACGGAACGGGCTCTGCAAGTCAGTGCCAATCCGTTCGATGGCCAGCAGCATGAAGCCCACCACCGTTGACGCCAGCGGCGTGAACCAGCCCAGCGACTCGACCAGCCCCACCGGTACGATCAGGCAGAAAAGCGTAATGAACAGCCGCGGAAAGTACACGTAAGGGTAGGGTAGCGGTGTATTGGCGATGCGCTCCATGCCGCCTTGGGCGTTGGTCAGGTCAACCAGGGTCGACTCCAGCCGCGCCAGGCGAATGCTGTCCAACCGCCCTGCCTGATGTTCCCGTGCCAGCAGCGCTGCAGAGCCGCTGAGGATATCGTTGGCGAAATTGTTCGAACGGTTGCGCCGCTCGAACTCGCCCGGTGGGATAAACGCCATCAACTCTTCCGGGCAGGCCTCGCCCTTCAGGTGTGCCGCCAGGCAATTCACATAGGCGATGTGCCGGCGCAGCAAGGTGGCCTTCACCGGGTTCAGCCCGTCATCGGGGTCGTCGATCAGCGTCAGCGTCTGCCGGGCGAAGCTACGTGAGCTGTTCACCAGCGCGCCCCACAAGGTGCGTGCCTCCCACCAACGGTTGTAGGCGCTGCTGTTGCGAAAACTCACCAGCACCACCAGCGCCGAACCCAGCAAGGTCAGCGGGAGCAGTGGCAGGGTGAACTTGCTGTTGAAGAACAGCATGAAGTCGATAGTGACCAGCACATCCCAGATCAGCAGCCAGAACAGCGACCAGCCGATGTAGCCGAGGGTTTTCACCACCAGCCGGTACTTGCGGGCGATCATGTCTTTCACGCGTGGGTGCCTCTAAACGGGTGGGGATGCTGGATCGGACGTCGAGGGGCGTTGAAGGTTCGGTGCGGGAGGTTGCAAGAGGTTTTGCTCCCTCCACCAGAAGAACATCCTGACGCGATTACAGGACGTTGCTGGCTTTTCCATCAGCTGGATGCAAATCGGCAGGAGCGGCCCTGTGGCTCGACAAGGCCTCTCGCCATTTCTGAGGCAGGGTTACGGCTGATTACTCAACGGCACCTCGTTGAATTTGAGTGCCTGTTCATTGTGGTTGCGTGTTTGGAAAACAAGCTTGATAGACGGCGAGCGCTTGATTTTCCTGTCGGCTTCCTGGAACTGCAGTGTCACGGTCGTCGTAACGTTACGAATCAGCTGAAACTCGCTCCAGGCGCTGTTGCGCTGCTGACCTACCCGCAACTCACTGATCTTGAGAGGCGCGCCGGCTTCGTCGAACAGGCGTGAGTCACCGCTGAACCTGAACTCGCGATCCATGCCCAAGTTGGTCAGCTGGAATGTGCAGTTGGGGTAGCTGCCGATGTTCTCGCATTCGATCAGCTCGAAGCGGACATCATCGACCACCTCGATGCGCTTGCCCAACAGGTTGCTGCCATCGTTTTCAACGATGTTCGACTGTACCTTGGCGAATTCGAAGCTTGGCTTGGCGAACTCGGTGCCGAGAACGAAAAAGGCAAACGACAGGGCCACGATCAACACGGTGGTCAATGTGCCGCGCATTATTCTGGGGAGGTTGCGTATCTGCCAGCAGATCGACAGGCTGGATAACAACAGGAACGTGCTAACCAGCAAGACGATGTTACGCCAGTTGAGGAAGCCGAAACCGAATACGCTGGGGTCAGGTACCAGGTAGGTGATGACGGCCCACATACCGCCCAGTGCGACACCTACCCCGGTCATGACCTTTGCTACCAGCGTAGTGATCCGATTGCTGCGCGTAGAGGGCAGCGATTGCTCCATTTGGGACATACGAACTCCATGTCATGCCCCTCGCGTTTGCCGGGACGGTTGATTTCAAAATGACATTATCGGTGCTGGAGGCCGCAGGGGTAAAGCGCTGATAGGGCGGCAAGGCCGCAGTGGTGCTGGCCCGCCATTGTGACTGGAGCGTTCGACCAGGCGGAACGCTCCGCCTGGTTCTTGAGGGGCGCCTCAGGGGTGGGCTGTCACTGCCACATACCCTTTGACCGCAGCAGGCGCGGCAGTTGGCTTGCCCTTATGGGCCAAGTACTGGAAGCGTCGCCATTCCTTGTCGATTTCGCTGTACGACATGAACACGCTGACGCGCGCCTTCCCGGCCAGGTCGGGCCGGTTGCGCGCATCGATCTCAGTCTTGGGGATGAACGCAACATTGATCCCGACCACCTTGCCATCGTCGGCGAATACTGGGCCACCGGACATGCCTTTGACCATCGGGCCGTCGTGCACCGAATAGAACACGCTGCCTGGCGTGCCTTCCAGGCGCACCAGCGACGCCAAGGTCTGGCCTTTGCCCTGCACCGGCATCATCAGGCTGTTGAAGCCCACCGCAGTCACCGACTCGCCCGGTACGTACTGACGCCATAGCGGTACCTGCGTGGCCTTGTGCTTGAAGAACACCACGTCACCGAGCCCTTCATGCACCACGTTGCGCAGGAAGGGGGTGTGTTTGGCGGTCACCGCATAGTCTTCGTTCCACTGGATGGCGGTGGCCATCAACAGCATCGGCAACGGGGCACCGGAAGTGACCACGAAAGCCTGGTCGTAGACAGGATCTGACACGTAGGACGTCGGCACTCCATTGCACCCGCTCAACAGCATCATCGCTGCCACACAGGGCACAGTTGTTTTCATGGTCTGCACATAGGATTAGAAAATGGGAGCGGAACTATGGCTAAGTGATATTACGCAAACAATACTTTCTGCATATATCTGACGAATGACATCTTAGGTAGGGGCGGGGGCCATGGCCAATAGATTCACGGCATGGTTGCAGGGCTCGGGGCCGGTGGGGTGGCGTCAAATCGAGGGCGGTAGGCGGGGCAAACGTCAGGCACAAAAAAACCGACCATAAGGTCGGTTTTTTCTGGATTTGGTGCCCGAGGGAGACTAGAAGACTATCGATATCGCTCAGTGTTTGTTGGGGTTTGTGTCTTATTGAAAAATCCCCTACTCACAATCCTACTCACATTTCACCGAGTGGGTAGTTCCTGGCTCTCGTCCTCGTCCAAGTCTCTAACCCAATGCTCCATCATTTCGCATAGTTCGCGGGTTATTGGAAATTTTGCCGCGAGCCAGGTGGAGGGAACGAAAACATGGTCATCAGACATGGCATATGGGGTGTCATCGATCTGCGTGCAAAGCAGCACCACCTGTTCATCACCTGCGAAGGCTGCCGGAACAAAGATTGTCCCTGTGCTGGAGATAGCCACGGTCAACATCCACCAGGGCACCCCTTTGTTCCCTTGAAATTCCACCCAATCTAATTCCACGTTCACGTTCCTTGCTTGAAAAGACCGCCCTTGGACCACCGCTAAGCGCGCACCCGATCCTACCGCAGATACTCACCTGCGTTGCACCAACGTCGGTTTGTCTGAGGGGTTGTTCTTCCGGTAGGCACCGGAGAGGAGTTGGTTAGGTATTTTTCTGGCAAACCCCCCAATTAATGGGGCTTTGCTGGCGTTGAAGAAACAACAACCAACCCCCCAACTTGGGTCATACATAGCGAAGACGCGGGGCCCGAATTACCCCCTAGGGGCGGTATAGCTGGGAGTACCTTTGGGTGGGGAGGGGGGGCCGAGCGGGCATATCGTTTTGCCCGTGGGTGGGCGTGTTGAGAGAGCGTCACTGATGCCATGAATTGTGCAGTTGTGCCCATTTCATGCAGTCGTGCCCATGCATAAGGGTGGGCACGACTGGGGGCACGAGTGCAAAACCGACGTAAAGCCCCATCCTGAGGCCGGACATGGCGCCTTTGTAACTGCGCTAAATGCCGCGCAGATCAGCGCCAAAGCCCGGTATCGACCGGTACATCGCCGAGACAGAGTGAGGCGGGGTTATCGTCCAAGGCCAGCGAGGGCGCGGCCTCCAGCGTTTCCGTGTGTCCATCCCAAGGGAGGATGCACGAAGGTGGAGAATGAATCAGATTGAAGCCCAGTGCGTCTAAATGCTCGTGCCAACCCTCCAATGCACGCCGTTTCAAGCCTTCGGCGGTAGTGTGGATGTAAGTGGCATCAAGATCTTTCATCGCGTGATTCAGCAGCATTTCTCCCACCATGTAATCCACACCTAGGTCAGTCCACGCAGTGCGGGCCACCTTACGCAGATCATGGCTAGACCATTCGGCTTTGGCTAAGTCGGTGAACAGGTTGCTGGCCTTGCTCGCGCTCATAGCCGAGCCTGCATTGCCTGGAAACAGCAGCGGCCCATTGTAGCCATCCGTCTGCTGCCGAACTCGATACCGATGCAGCAGTGCGCAGGCCTGGGCCGATAGCGGCAGCTTGTGCTCAGCCTTGGTCTTGGTGTCGCCTGCCGGGATGAACCACTGGCCACTTTCGAGGTTGACGTTGCGCCAGCGCGCCAACCGGGTTTCGCCCAATCGGGTGCCGTGGCACAGCATCATTAATGCCAGCATTACTCCTGCCGGCTCGCCCTCAAAGCCATCCGCCAGATCTCGCAACAATGCTTGCAGATCGTCGCCACGCAGACGAGCAGGCTTGGGCTTGATCCGAGTTCGGACAAAGTCGGTGTACTTGAGACTTGCCATTGGGTTAACACGGAGCATGTCCAGCCGCATCGCTTGGCGAAATGCCACTGCGAGTACTCCATACACTGAGCGCACAAACGAGAGAGCATAGCGCTCCTGCATAGGCCACATTAGGCGGCGGTCCAGTTCGGACTTGGTTACGTTGTTAAGCGGAAGGTCACTCAGGCGTGGGATGAGATGGCAATTCAATGCAGATTTGGCGCTGGCCTTGCGCTTCGCCGACAGACCACGATCACGCGCCATCCGGTCCAGCCACCACACCAGTAGTTCACCGACCGTGCGCCAGTTGGTGGTGATCGATGTCGCCGAAATATCCAGCGCCCTCTGAGCCAAAATTTCGGGGAGTGTGGCTAGCAGGGTCTTTGTGTTGATACCGGGGTAGCTGCCGGCTTTACGCCATACCTGATCTACAACGACGTGCCACGCTCCGCGAGTGCGATCAGTTGTGGAATAGCGGAAGCGAATTTCCCGATGACGGGAGTCGCGCAGTTGACGAACTTCGCCGCCAGCATGGCGGCGAATCTCGGCGTCACTAATGGTGACGGTAAGGGTTTTAGCCTTAGGAAGGGACATTGCTCACGGGCACTCAGGACCCGGTATTGACTTTGGCGCGCGCCAAGCCGCGATAGTCTAGCGGCGCCACGCCGGCATCGATCCGCACTTTGAGGCTAACCCCATCCACGGTCCAGCCTTCCTGCTCCTCCAGGTAGGGCGTATCAACGCCATCCAGGTAGGCCACTTCGATGGTATCCGCGCCCTGTTCTGCCGCCACGTACCAGTACGGTGTCGCCACCCGATCCAGGCGACTCTCAACGATCAGTTCGCCCATTTTGTTGACGGGGTTGGCTATCCCGCTGTTGTAGTTTGCACCTGGAACCGAGGAGCTATTGAGTACCTGCATGGCAGCTGACTCCAGGCCGGCCGGGACGATGACGAAAGCAGGCGAAATATTCAGAGCTGTATCGAAGTCATCCTTCTGCAAGCGCATCTTGCGACGCAGTTCACCCAGGATCACCGGAGACATTGCGGCGCTCGATTCATCGGAGTTGCCATGATCAGCGCCAAAGAGCGGTTTGCCGTCCACGAAGTTTGCATTAGTGGTCAGCACTGAGTAGACCAAGTCGCCGATGGTGCGGCTAGCCGAGCGGCCTAGGTGAGCAGGCAGGGTGCCGAAGGCGCTCAGGTCGTCGTTGATAATCGCTTGGCGGGTGATGCTGAACAGGCCGCCATAGGTAGCCAGGGCGATGGGGGCGCCCCGGTCGTTGCAGGTGACGTACTTGTACTCGGCACCCTCTGGAACCTTGGGCAGCGTCGGGAAACCAGAAATGCCCACGCGGCGGGCAGGGTGGAAATTGCTCAGTGAGCCTTTCTTAGTCCAGCGCTGGAACGTCTCGCCGCTGGCCTCCCAGCCACGCAGCATGGCTTTACCGGAAACGTCCATTAGCACGTTGCCGAAGTCACTGGTGGTGTGGGTAAAAGCCGCGCCGACCAGTTGCATTTTCGAGCCATAGCTGGCGACGCCTACGCCTCGCTCGGTGAGTGAGGCGCGAGCCATCTCAGCAAGTGTCATGGTGCGGAAAGGGTTGAGATTATCCTGAGATTGCGCGAGGCCAAGACGTGCGGTGAGGGCATCGACCATGCCGTCTCGGACAATATTGCCGTTACTCACGTAACCGGGGCCCGAGTAGGCAGATGGAACGTTACATGGAGTGGTATCCGCACCGATGGCTGCCAACAGTTTTTCGCGGGCTTGTTCAAAGCTGTAGGTCATGAATTCTTTACTCGCTTGCAGTTGCTGAACGCGTTCCAAGCCTGCAAAAGGCGCTGCAAGCGCATTCAGCTTTTGGCGGTAGGATTCGCGGCTTTTGGTGAGCCGCTGCAGGCAATGCGTAGCGGCAATAGGGGTTTGAACGACGGTGGCGAGGAACGACATTGCAGAGGCGGCTAGGCGTGGCTTACTGCGCTCTCCATTGTCCACGCGGTGCGCGAAACCAGCATCGACAGCCTCGTAACTGTTGAACCAGGTTTCGGCGCTCATGATGGCGGCGATCCTTTCTGCACTTACCCCGGTGCGTTCGGTATACAGCGCGGCCATTTCTCGGCTAGCAACGTCGAGCGTGTCGGCAGTTTTGCGCATTTGCTCCGCATCGCCCGAGGCAACGGTCCAGGGGTTATGAACCATCAGCAAACTGTGCTCCGCCATTACGATCTCATCGGCGGCAAGCGCCACGAGCGTCGCTGCACTGGCGCACAAGCCATCAACGATGGCCGTCACATGGCCGGGATGTTTGCGCAGAATGCTGTAGATCGCCAGGGCGTCGGTTACGCTGCCACCAGGGCTATTGATATGGACTGTGAGCGGCAATTGGCCGACCACCGTAGCCTTGACTTTCTGAGCGGTGACCTCGTCGATCACGTCATAAATTTGCAAGTCCATGATCAGCCCTCGGCGCTAGCGGCTTCATCGCTATCGGGTTGTTCCCAAGGGCGGGGCATAGGTGCGGCAACGTGGTCGCACCATTTACGGATGGCGTGACGGGCCAGAGCAGGGAGGGAGAACACAGGGGCGTGCTCTCCTGCTTGGGCATCAATGCGGCGTTTGAGTTGTTGTAGGTCGCGAATGCAGCCTTCGTCCAGGTGAATGGTCACGCGGTTATTGGTGGTGGTGCCGCTTTTGTCGATACGTTTCTTGGTCATTGGGGAACTCCGTGGGCTTTCTGAAATGCTGAAAATGTCAGCAATGTGAGAAAGCACACATTGGAGAATCCACGCTTGCCGCTCAACGCGGTACTTCGTCAACCTTGGACGGTTTTATCCAGATACCGCTGGATATCGGCGACTTTGTAGAATCTACGATTACCGCGACGCATGAAGGGGAGCGGTGATTGTCCTGCTGCCGCCAAGCGTCGTAGATAGGAGTGGGCATAGCCGACTAGGGCGGCAGCAGCGAATTCGGGAACTAGGCCACCAAGAAGGGGATTAACATCCATTGCCTGTAGGCGAGCCTGTATTTCTTCTTCAATCGTATTCACATTACCTCCGTCCCGGCCATTGCCGGCGGACTTCTGAGAGAGCTTCGTTACGCGTAACGGGATTGCTTAACATCATGCAAATGATTCGTTCGGCACTAAGGCGCGGCTCGCGCTTACTGACCGTGAATCTGTGGGCGTGGGGAATAACGCATATTCTCCCTGGGCTTGGGGTAGCGACCAGGTGACCAGCATCTCCCCGCCGAAACCTGAGCGAACAGTCACTACGGAAAGCCGCTCACGAGCCCTGCGAATCTGCTTCTGGGTGTAGCCGTTGTCGGTCATCAGCTTTTTTGCTTCGCGGCCAGTTAAAGGGCCTGCGCTCAGAATCCGTCGTAACGCCTCTGCAGGGTCATCGCCGTCCTCCAATCGTTCGTCATCGGATGCTTCAACATCGCCCAAAATCTCGCGCGCAGTTCCCTCAATCGCAGCGCCCCAGGCGACCCGTGTCGTTTCAATTCCATCGCTGATATCGCAAGGCTCAATCGTGTAGGACACACCGCCTTCATCAGTACCAATGTTGGACTTAGCGCGAGCTAAAACACGGGCATCCGATCCCTCCTGTTTGGCCGCAACCAATACGGTTCGGGCCAGAGCCGAAAAGGCCTGTGAACCGATCACCCGATCAGCTGGTGACGAGCCCATGCCGCCCTTTGCAAAGTGAGAAATACCGACCACAGCGCAGTTGTTCTGCTCGGCAAAGTCTACGACCCCCTGCAATGCTCGCCTCACGTCGTTGGCTTTATGCATGTCCCCTTTTACCGCGCTGACAATGGGGTCAAGCATCAGAAGGGACACACCACCTATGTCATCTGCGGTCGCTCGAAGCAGCGCAATGTCGTTGGCCGGGTCGAACGGGTCAGCGTCGCCCTGGGCGTTGGTGCGCCCTTGGATGATGTATACCCGGCTCATATCAGCACCAGCAGCCGTCAAGCGTGGGATCAACGTATCGGCTGGATCATCCTCACTTGACCAGATCAAGGCATTGCCAGGCTCGCTGCAGCGACTTCCATCAGGCCAGCGGCCGCCCGTGGTAATGGTAGCGATCAGGCCGAGGAGCAGAGTAGTTTTCCCTGTGCCGCCAGCGCCCGCGAGAATGTGCAGTTTCCCTTTTGCAAGCCAACCAGGCCAAAGCCAGCGGATGGCTACCGGCTTGATTGACGCAGCGCTGGCCACCTTCACCTTCCAAAGAGCTGGAGCCGCCTCCCGGTTGATCGGACTGATTGGTTCGGCCCATTCTTCGGCAAATCGGTCAGTAGTCATTTGACCCCCAGGCGCTGCTTAGCAAGGTTAAAGCGCAGTAAGTCGTCACCTTCCAATACCCCTTGTTGTTGGAGGGATTGACCGATTTGAACAATCATGCGCTCGTGCTCAATCGCGGCTCTACTTGGGCCGCGACGCCTTTCTTTACTCCCTGGAAAAAGGTCGCGAAGCTGTAACCCAATAGCTTGGACAATGTCATTAGCGCTGCAGCCCGCCCAGCACTTAACCAAAACGACACCGTCGCTAGTTTCAGAAATTGCGAGACTTGGGGATTTGTCCAGGTGAGCGGGGCAACAAGCGATCCACTTGTTAGCCCCTGCGTTTTTTACCTTGTCCAGACGGCTAATAACATTTTCGAGGCAAGCCGAGCCCGTCAGCGCAGATTGGCGCTGTGATGGAAATTTCATGATTATTCCCCTTGGCGGCTTCTTTCAGCTATTTCTAGCTGCCCAACAACAGAGTTTATCGTTGCCAGGGCACTCTCAAGGGTATGAGAAACCATGAACGCGGTATTACCCGCCAGCGCGGTATCTCCAACGGCGGCTTCTGTAATTACATCTCTTACGCTATTGAGCAGATCAACGGCCGCATACAGAGCCGCTTGAGCACTGACGCCAGGATTAACCGAAAAAAGGTCATTTTTCCGAAATGCGTGCGGAGGAGCAAAAAAAGTTGTGCGATCGGTAGTAAGGAGCTTCATTGGGCACCCCCAGTCAACAGAGACTCAAAGAAGCGAGCACGCGCCATTTCGGAGTTGTAGCGCTGATGACGAACTTTGAGGCTGGATTTGCTTTTGAGCTGAGAGACTGCGCGAGCGCGGTGAAGCTCAATTTTTGACTGGATTTCAGGCGTAGTTAGGCTGAATAGTCGAGCAAACATGGGGGTAGCTCCTTCTTGAGTAGAGGAACTGCCAGAATCCTTCCTACGGGATTGGGTGGCAGCTATGCGTGGGGTAGGAATACCGGGCAAGAAGGGCCCCGGCCAGACCGAAGTCTGCCCACGCACGGCCGCCATAACTACGTATCGCGGGCACAAAAAAAGCGCCTGCGATTGAAATGGGGCGCCTATGCGCCTTCTTGAATTCGGGTTCCTACGCCCGGTCGCTGAATTTGCAGCGACGAGGAAAAGATATCCGGTTTGTCCGTGTATGGCAACAGGGGGGCGCGGCTTTTCTAGAGTCGTGCCCTCAGTGGTGCCCACCCTATGGTATGGGCATGACTGCAGTTCAAGGGCACGACTGGATAGAGCAAAAAGCATCAGGCCACCTCGCCTCTACTCTCGGCGATCCGTTCGTCGCACCAGGTGAGAATTTCTGCTTCTACCCACACCACACATTTCGGGCTGAGAGCAATTTGCTGAGGAAAGGTCTGAGCAGCCATTCGGCGGTAGATTTCTGAGCGAGAGAGGCCGGTGATGGCCTCTACATCCTGACGCTTGATGAATTTCCGGGTGATGGGGGGGAGTGGGGATACACTAGCCATTCTTGGCGCCTCCTGGGCGTTGTGGGGATGGCTAGGGATTAAATACGCTCATTCGAGCGATTTCGATGCAATGTTTTGAGTGCGATCCTTTCCGGAAATCTACAGGCCTTGAAGATTTCCGACTTTCTTCTTAAGCACCCGGTTGCTGATATCCAGTGCTGCCACAGCCATCAGCTCTGATGAGTTTTTTATGAGTCCGTGAGCGGCAGGCCTGATGGTTTTACGGATGTTGTCCGGCCCAGAGTCGGCATTGGGGAAAAGCGCTGCAGAAATTATATGATCTGGTAGCTTTGCACCTGTTTGGTGGCACCATATTTCTAAGTCTAGCAGCGGAAGTATTCCAAATCTGGCCCAGCGATCAAAAGGTAGCTGGCGATACTGTTTTCGAACTTTTGAGTTTTCTTTTCTTCTAGTGGTAGCTAGCCAGACTTTGAAACTCTCAATAAGTACCTCGTCTGGAAGTTTCATGTTGATTCGAGTGGTTGCGTATTTGGTTTCGTTCTCGTGAGGAAAATCTGCGAGCTTAATGCCTTCATCTGCGGCGTTGAAGGTGCCGTTGGGTATTTGGTCCCAGTTTTCTCCAGCTTCATCAAGCCAGCTATGGACCTCGCTCAAACTGAATTTAGAGTTTGTAAAGTGCCTAAGTGTTAACGAGGTTACAGCTCCAAAATGTGCAAAGTGTTCAAGGAGTTCTTTTTCGTTAGATATGTGAGGGAGTATGTAGTTGTTTTCTCTGATGTCCCGGCCCCTGGTTTGCTGGGTCAGGTTGGAAAGCGCATCTTCGGCGAGCCTCATTAGGTCAGGTCTATGAGTTTCCGTACGATATTCAAGTAGTGTGCAAAAATGCTTTCTCTGCACTATTTGTAGGTACCACTCGTACGGCTGAAGCTCGTAAGCGCTTTGGTAATTGTCGAGGTCAAACCATTCGGGGAGCTGACAGATGCTAGTTATCTTTTTCATTCTTTCGCGGCCAGTTGGTTTTTAGGCTCTTGCTTTGAATTTCACGACATTCGACTGTTCGCGTAAGGCGTCAACTTGGTCTGCCCAGGTCTGCATCATTTCCCGTCGCTGCTCCAGGTAGTGTGCGTGATTGTACGTGTCGCGAATCGAGTCTTGATCGCCGTGGGCCAACTGCCGCTCGATCCAGTCGCGGTTGTAGCCCCGAGTATTTAGGCTGGTGCTCAGCAGATGACGGAAACCGTGGCCAGTCTGGCGCCCCTCATAGCCCATCGTGGACAGTGCCTTGTTCACTGTGTTCTCGCTCATTGGTCTGGATCGATCATTACGCCCAGGGAAGGCGAGGGGGTAGGTACCGGTTAGCTCATGCAGAGCACGCAGCAGGATCACGGCCTGACGCGGGAGCGGGACAATGTGAGGGCGCCGCGCTTTCATCCGGGCTGCAGGGATCGTCCAGGTCGCTGACTCCAGGTCGAACTCATCCCATGGCGCCAGCCGCAGCTCGCCAGGTCGCACTGCCGTCAGCAGCAGTAGGCGAATGGCGATCTTGCTGGTGTAGTCGCATTGGGCTGCCTCAAGCTTCTCCAGTAGCTCCGGTAATTCGGCTTCCGATACGTGCGGATGGTGGCGAGTGCGCGGGGCGTGGGCGGCTACAACGTCCAGATCGGTGGCGGGGTTGCCGGCCACTACGCCCTTCGCCAGACCAAAGCGGAATATCTGGCTTAGCCACTGGCGAACCTTGCGGGCGACATTAAACGCCTCTCGCTGCTCGATCTTGCGGACTAGGTCAACAAGTTCAGGGCGCTGGACTTCGGCGGCGGGCCTCTTGCCAATCACCGGGAAAATGTCGGACTCCAGGTATTGCAGGGCCTTCGACGCGGTGGCCGGTGCCCATCGCGGTTGGTTGTAGTCGTACCACTCCCGCGCCAGCGTTTCGAGCGTCAGGGCTTGGGCCTCAGCGGCTGCCTTTTCCTGCTGTTTATATGCACTTGGGTCGATGCCCTGCGACAAGAGTTTTCGAGCAGCATCCCGGCGTTCGCGGGCATGGGCGAGGGTAACGGAGGGGTAGGTTCCCAAGCCAAGCATTTTGGCCTTGCCTTCGAAACGATAGCGAAGGCGCCAAAGCTTTCCGCCAGCTGTGGTTACCTCCAGACAGAGGCCCTGCGCATCAGCGATTCGGTATAGCTTATCGCGGGGTTTGGCGGTGCGGATGGCGGTATCGGTGAGCGCCACGGCTATTCCCTTGCAGTAGCCCAACCGCAGAGTATTGCGGTCGGTGTGTGAGTAGGATTTCAGACCGAACTCGGCCTACTCACAAATCTACTCACATAAAATTGGGCTTACAAGGGAATCGTCGGGAATGCTGGGCACAAAAAAACCGGCCAAGTGGCCGGTTTCTCTGGTGTTCCGGGTCTGGTAGGGACCGCTTGGAACTATGTGATGGTGCCCCGAGGGAGACTCGAAAAACAATGAATTCAAAGGGCTTGATTGCATTGTTTTTCGTCCCCATACACGGGGCCATACAAGAATTTCTGTGCTGTTCGGGCTTATGCTGCACCACGGGCATCCATCTGTGCTTGAATCCAGGCCTCGATTTCAGACTGTACAAAATACACTGCCGCTTGGCGTGTGACGCCATCCTTGATCGGCCTGGGGAAGGTCGCATCGTTATTCACACGGCGGTTCAGGGTTGCACGGCTGACGCCGAGAATCTTGCAGGCGTCCTTCAGATGAATCAGGTTTCGGGGGGTGTTCGTCATGTATGGGTCCTCAATCGACACTGTGATTCGACGCCTGATGCGTCAGGTTCTGGTTGTCACGCTGGGCTGTCACGTCAGCAATCAGCCGGTCGCAGCGCTCCACGATCTGGTCCAGCAGTTGCTGGCGCTCGGGCCGGTAGCCGCTCATGTGCTGCCGGTGCTGGTCAGCCTCGGCCGCCGCGCTGTCGCGTAGGTCTTCGAACAGATCCAGGTCGCAGATCACCTTCCCGGAAATCTTCTTGCACAAAGCGTCAAGATCCAGCTGGAGTAGGTTGCGGTGATTCAGCAGATGCAGTTGTCCAGCTAGTGCCTCCTGGGCTCTCGCACGGTGTTGTTCGCTTTCGGTCAGGAGAACCCATTCCTGGGGGTTGATCGGGTGTAGCGCCCTGTCAAGTGCACAGACCGCTCGGCGTTGATCGGCGCACGTGGTCTCTGCATACACGCCACCGAAAGATCCTTTGGCCGTCCAACTGCCATCGTTGTTTGGTGTGACCTGGATAACGGCGCTCATGCCCGACCTCCCGCCAGCGCCGCCAGCTCGGCCACCAGGGCCTCGGTGCGCCCGTAGAACTTCCCGGCGTCCTCGTTCACGAACCGCTCAAGCACGGTGGCCACGGCTTGCTGGTTGGCCAGGCCTCGCAGGTCCACCTCTGTGAGTGGCGTGTCGGTCGATGGCGCGTGCACGAAAGCCTCTTGGCTGATCAGCAGGGTGCGCACCGGGCGAATGCCCTTGCACTTGCTCACCCAGTTGGTGTCGGGCACGCACCAGGGCAGCATGTGCAGGCACCAGGCTGTGGCGGCGTTCGACTTCTGGCTGCTGGTCCAGTACTCGCGCAAACCAAATGCCTGCGCGGCGTCGTGGTCTGGAATGGCCCCGGCGCGACCCCAGCCTTCAAGCTGGAGAAGGTTGCAGCGCAGCACCTGCAGCTCCTCGATCGACGGGATGTGCCAGCCCCAGGTGCCACGGATGTTCATGCCCAGCACCTTGCGGGCGATTTCGCTGCCCTCGGCGGCCATGGCCTGGGTGTTGGCCATCCCGTCGAAGCGCGACGTTGCCCCACGGATGCGCGGGCGCGGGCCTTGTTCCTGCCACCAGTGGGCGGCGACTTCGAACTCCCGGCCCGCATCGATCACCGCATGCTCGGCGCCGTCGAAGAAGATCCGGCCGGCGAAGAATCCACCGCCCAGGGGCTGGCCTACAGCGGGGAGGGCGGCGGGGTTGATTGCTCGGCGCTTGATCATGCCGGCAGTCCTCCCGAGGTGATGAGGTTTCGCGAAATGGCCACCATGCCGTCATGCTCAATGCTCTCGGCGTGCGCGGCGTAATCCAGGACGCGAAGGGCCTCAGCCTGGTTGCGCGGCTTGATCTCCGACAGCTGGTCCTGGACAAACCATTCACGAGCAATGGCTTCGTGCATCCCGTCGCCCCATTCGCCAACTGCATGACGTAGGACATACAGCCGTCCCCAGTAGGCAATCTCGTGCAGGCAGTCGTCGAGCGTGTGGGGCATCAGCTCTGCGTGTTTGCGGAATCGCTTGGCCACCTGAGCCTTGTCGTTGTCGAAGTAGCTCTTGAAGCCCTTGCAGCGCTTCAAGGCCTTCTCGCAGAACTGCTCGGCGGGCGTATCTTCAAAGATCGTCTCGCCTTCGAAGCGGGCCCGGGCCTCAGATGCCAGGGCAGCCTTCTCCAGCGAACCCTTGGCCAGTCCCTCAAGGTCGGCAAATCCGAACGAGAACATCACCGCGAATGGATTGCCCCCACTGTTGCGCTTCACATAGTCGACATACCGCTGCTCGATCTCCTTGAGCGGCGTCTTGATCTGCTTGGCAGCGTCCAGGGCAGTTGCGATCGGCCCGGCTTGGCCGGTCTTGATCACCTCGCGCAGCCACAAAACGGCATCCACCTCCTTGTCACCGGTCACGACCTTCTGTTCAGGCAGGGCCTGAACTGCTGGCGCAGTCTCTGCGCTCGGGCGAATCGGCGGCAGGGTGAAGAGGGCGCGATGCGCCAGATTATCAGTGAGCATTGGGTGCCTCTCCAGATTCAGCAACGGCGCGCATGTGCAGCTTGATGCCGCACGACTTGGCTAGGTCAGACAGCTTGCCGACGGTGGTATTGGGGTCTTGCAGGGCCTCCCCGAAGCGGATCAGGCGCTCGCCCAGTTGGCCAAGATCGTCTTGCAGGTGCAGGCGAGTGCCTGGAGTCATCATGTGGGTCATGGCCGAGCCCTCACGCAAGACGTACGCACTTTGGTCAGCGTGCCCTCAAGATCGGCCTTGGCTTTTGTCGCGGCCTGCTTACATTCTTCTGCGGTAGCCATTGGTACGGATGCCATGGCGTGCCCACTGCCACTCGTATACAGAACTATCAGGAAGAAGGCGGCGGTCATGGCTGATGCTCCAGCACCACCTGCTGCTCCAAGGCTTCCAGGCGCAGGGCGGTGTCAATCTCCTGATCCAGCTCTTCGCCGGATAGCCAGTTATCGCCGCGCACCACCAGCAGGTCTTCATCCGGATCTACGATGCGCTCACGGTCACGCAGCCAGCGGTACCGGCGCGCATCTGCCGCCATGCGGACGTGGTCGTCGATGGAGAACTGTTCGCGGTCAAGCACCGGGGTTACAAGGTCGCCCTGGCTGGCGCCGGCGATAACAGCCAAGCCGCGCCCGATTGAAACGTGGGCACCGAGCAGAGCGAACGGCAGGACCTGCTCGAGGCTTCCGTCTTCCGGTGCGCGCAGCACCAGGGTGATGCGATCAGGCTGCGTCATGGTTCTTCTCCTGCGCTTCACGCCCTTTCTGCTGCTCAGCCTCTTCGGCCAGCAGCTGCCGCCATTCGTCCTCGGTGCGGTTACCGTACAGTGGTTCCGAACGATCAGGTGCAGGTCCATCTACTGGCGCTGACTGCTGCAGACCGGCCTGGATACGCTCGAAGATTTCCTGGCGGTGCACAGAGACGCCTTCGGGGGCCTCGATACCCAGGCGCACCTGGTTGCCCTTTACGCCCAGCACTGTGACGCTGATGTCATCGTTGATGCGGATGGTTTCGCCTATGCGGCGAGTGAGGATCAACATGGTCAAACTCCTTTTATTCAGGCAAGCCGAGGGCCTGCCGAGTAACTTGGCTTTCGAGAGAAGTTGAGGTGTTACTTATTGGTTAGCGCAAACCATGCATATCCAAAAGTTCGCACAAGTCGTCGAATTTGCTTTCAAAGATGTGAACTTGAACTTCAAGTTGATTCTTCGGGTTCGTGACATTCTTGCCGTACTTCAAACCAGCATCGGTGAGCGCCCAAAACTCCTTGATACCCTTGGTCTTGCTCGGGCGTTCTTTCCGTTCGACCAGGCCGGCAGATTGCATGCACAAGTACGCTTTGCGAGCAGTTACTGGTAGGCCGGTCTTCTTGATGAGAGTGGCTAGGGCGGCTGTTGTGTGGCTGCTGCTGTCGCCGTCCGGCGCGTCAATCGCATACACCGGGAGCAGGTCGGCCTGGCCGATCTTCAGAGCATATTTTTGGTACATTCCCAAAGTGGCCGAGGGCGGCAGGTTCATGGTGCGCGCCATCGACTCGATCAGGATCGTCGCATCGTTCGCGCCGGGGAGTTGCTGCTGCTGAACCGTCGAGTAGCTGCCAGTGCGGCGGATGGTTGGCAGTACGTCATGAGTCACCCAGCGCTTGAACGGCTTGGCTTCTGGCTTGCTGCTGGTGAGGATCGCCGAGTACAGGCCAGATTCATTGATGGTCGAAACCCCGCGCCCGCCAGTGGCAGTACCCAAACCGGCGATTTGCCGGTTTGACTTCTCGTCGTCATCCAGCTTTTTGGTCATCTCGTAGGCATCGCTGTAGCCAAGCACCTCGGCCACTTCCATCGCGATGAACCACGGTTCGCCGTTCTCATCCAGGAACACCTGGATCGAGTGGCCGTTGAAGCTTCGTTGAATCAAGTTCATCTGGTATCTCCGAAAGGATGGGGGTCGCGTTTCGCTACCCCCTTCGCCCGGGCTTGGTCACCGCGCAGGGCTCTCGCTGGAAAGCCCTCGACGCTGACCTGGGCCATATCAGCAGTAGCCATCCGCCTGCCGCGCCTCAACGATCTGGCGCACCTGGTCATGATCGAACACCAGAGCGGTTTGGAACCCGCTGGAGGCAGTACGGGCGCGCTTCGGCACGTAGCCCAGGCGCATCACGTAGCGGCGGGCGGCGCTGCGGTCCATCTTCAGGAGCTCAGCCAGCTCCTTCATGGTGGTCAGTTTCGCCGGAGCAGGAGTGATGGCTGGTCCTACTGCTGCTTGGCTCGAATGCGAACTGATACCGATAGTCACGCTGATCATGGGTTTGTCCTGCGTTGAGGTTTGTTTGCGTTGGCGCTTACGCAGCCACCTGGAACTGCTCGACCCGACGCGCTGCAATCCTGGTCTCGATTCGCTTTTCGCCACCACCGCGACGTACTCGGATCATCTGGTCATCGCCAATCGCTGCGTGACCCACGAACGCCGCGCACATCAAGATGGAAAGCTTCCTGGCTATACCTCGGCAAAACAGCTCGGTAGGCACTGCCGAGCGGCTTTTGATCCCGAGCTTGTAGAAAATGCGTTCCACTGACTTTTTCACGGTGGCCGGAGAGCAGGACAGTTCTCGCGATATCTCCTTGTTGCTCAAGCCAGAGCAGATCCCGAGGGCCGCCTTCAGTTCTTGAGCTGCCAACAGGCCAATGCTGCCCTGTAGGTTGTTGAAAATGACTACGTCCTGCATTGCCTGCCCTCCATGTGGTGAGGGAAATTTAAGCTAGCTAAATCATCTGCGTCAATGCTTTCTGTGAATTATTTTTAGCTTGCTTAATTTCTAGACCAAAAAAAACCTGGCCCGGGCCAGGTTGATCATGCCGTCATTCAGGAAATTCCGCCGCCTCTCCATATCACCCGCCCAATGATCGGCAAATCATGCATTACCACATCGGACACGGCCTCATCAGGGTTGGCGTTTTTGTCAGGGTTGTCGCTCCTGATAACCCAAGATCCCGAAAGGTTCTGTATCAGGCGCTTGATACTGTTGCCGCCATCAGGCCTCCGAATGACGTATACGTGCTTGTGCTGCGGGACATTCTGACTAGCATCGAAGAGCACCACGTCGCCTTCGAATATGTATGGCTCCATGCTGTCACCATGAGCGTAGATGACGAAAAGATTCTCGGGCTTGACGCCCATCTTTCGGAGCCAGTCGCGCTTGAACGCCAAGCCTTCGGAGGTTGTGACATGCTCATTAAGTATCCCAGGTCCGCAGTGACCTCTCACGTTGAACTGCGGGATTAGGGCGTACTCATCTTCGCTGGGCGCTGCACCCGCTGTGGGTAAGTTTTCTGGCTTCTCTGGGCCAGACCCTATAGCAATCCATTCAGGGCTATACCCAGTGGCCTTTGCAAGGGAATAGATGCTTTCAGGCCGCATACTGCGGCTTTCGCCGCTCAACCATTGCGACACAGCGGCAGGGGAAACCCCACATTCAGCTGCAATCTGGCTCTTTCTTTTGCCGCTTGCGGCAATCGCTTTCGCGATTCTTTCGTATCGTTCCATGCCGAAACCTTAAGCAAGCCGGGATTTAGCATAAAGCAAGCTAAAGATTGCGCTTGCGCCTCTGTTTTTAGTTTGCTTAAATTCTGGGCATTCTCAGAGGAACGCTTAATGACTACTGATGAAGCTGTTGCTCATTACGGCAGCAAGATCAAGCTTGCTAGGGCCTTGGGTTGCTCGCCGAGCGCTATTTCGCTGTGGGGTAACCGCATTCCGCCCTTGCGCCAGCACCAGATTCAGAACCTCACAGGGGGCGCTCTTACGTTAGACCCAGAGCTTCGTCCGATCCTGGAGCAATCATCCGCCACCCAGGCGCGCTTTGCACCTGGGCCTGTTGGCTCTGTATACCCATCCAGTGATTCACAGGCTCATTCATGAACGGCTTCGACGCCAAGTTTTTGCTGTCCGGCTGACTTTTCTCCGGGCAACAAAAAACCCGCTGCCAGGCGGGTTCTTTAACCGACCTCTGCCAGGAGGTCTTGCAACATCACCTTGTCTTAGGAGGATGCGCTATGTCGCACCCGAAAAATAGCAAACCCCGTGTTGCTGTGCAACAACCAAAGGAGAGCCTGAGCGATCTGCGGAGCCGCTTCCGTGCTGCCCACGGCGCTTACGGCATTGCCCGCGTGCTGCTGGAAGACCAGGCGCAGCTTGGCGAAATGCTGCTGCCACGCGACCGAGAGGGCTTGGTCAGTGCTCTCGAGTTCTGCACCCAGGCGCTCTACGCCCATCACGAGTACGCCTATCACGACGCGCCCCATCATGCCGCAGAGCAAGGCGGTGCCCAATGACCACGTCCCTCGTAACCAGTATGCAGCGCTTTTCCACCTCAGGCGTCTCCTACCAGGTCGAAGCCGGCACATCCTGCAGCGTCGCACTGGTGGCAGCCGGCACCATTTTGTCAGGTGTGAATATCCTGCTCGGAAGCCTCATTGATGAAGCTGACGAGCAAAGCTGCCAGCTCTTTGCCATCCGTACTTTGACTATGCAGGTGGAGGCCTTGATCGATTCAGTGGAGGCTCCAATCCGTGGCGCTGAAGACCGCGCGCCACAAAACCCTACCTCTCCAGTTCGTGGCGCGGAGGTGCATCAATGACCACGACAACTAGCGATCTGGGCGAGAAGGTCATGGCCCGTCTGCGTGTTATCGAGGGGTTCGCCTCCATCCTGATGGAGAACGACAGCCTCAAGGGGGATACGCAGGCCGGGTTCGCCCCTCAACTCGATCATCTCAGCGAATCCACCATCCATGAAGCGATGTACATGCTGGCCGACCAGGCGCAGGGCCAGCTGCTTCAGCTGATGAATGCCGCAGGGGGTGCGGCATGAATCTGATCCCCTTCAATTTCAATGGCCATGAAATCCGCGTCGTAAAGGATCATGCCAATGAACCTTGGTTTGTGGCCAAGGACATTGCTGATGATCTCGGCTATTCGTGGGCTGGCACCAGCACTATCGCCCATGTGCCGGAGCAATGGCGGGGGGTCAGATCCGTTCTGACCCCCTCAGGCAACCAGCAAATGGCAGTGCTGAGCGAGCAGGGGCTCTACTTCTTCCTGGGCAGATCAGACAAGCCTGGCGCACTTCCTTTGCAGATGTGGGTGGCGGGGGAGGTAATCCCATCGATCCGCAAGACGGGCAGCTATCAGCGACCGATGACACCAGCTGAGCAACTGCTGGCGCAAGCGCAGACGATGGTCACGCTCGAGCGCCAGCAGGCCGAGCAGCAAGTGGCGCTGGAGCGCGTCGAGGACCGCACCACCAAGCTGGAACAGGTGCGCTATCTCGACTCCGTGCCCAGCGGCTTCGAAACCATCACCACGATCCGCGACCGCATCAATCGCCGTCACGGCCTGCCGGCCTGGGTGGTGAATGCTGTGATGCGGGAGGTTTCCTGTGCTCCGCTGCCGTACGCCTTTGTCCGCAGTCGCCACGCTGATGAAGGCGGGCAGCCCTTCGCTATCTGGCCCAGGCCAGCCGTCACCCAGAGGTTCGACCGGTTCGTGACCGAGTGCGCCTACGAGACCGCGGAGCGCGCTACCCACCCCGAAATCCCCCAGGGACGGTTCAAGATTCGCGCGAGGCAGACCCCATGAAGAAACCCACCAAGAAGCAGCTTGAGGCGCTGGTCATCGAGCTGTCGATCCAGCACCACCAGTCGGACCTGGCTGTGAAGCGCCGTCGCTACGAACTGAACGAGGAGTACGCCTGCTATTTCCGCGTGCGCGGGGAGATCGAGCCGGGCTTTCGTGGCATTCGCCCCTATGACCCTCGCTACGCGGGTGTTGTGGCGTACACGGCGGACGCCTACGAACGCCTTCTACAGGCCAAGCAGGGACGCCGCAGTGCCAAGCGCCGCCTGGATACGGCAGTGCGCCGCCTGATGATCCTGACCGGCGCCAGCTTCGCCGTGCCGGATGTTGCACCAGCCAAGCGTCCACCACTGAGAACGGTACGTCGCACCACGGTCCACGGGGAGACCCTGCAATGACCAGCCCGTCTACCCCCCCCCAGGTGCTCCCGCAGCGCGCTGGCGCAACGATCATCAATGGTCCCTGGCCGACCTGCACGCAGTTCAAGGGGCTTCCAGAGCGCGAACGCTGGACTATCTACGAACTGGCCAAGGCTGGTCGGCAGGCCATGGAAGACAAGGGCTTCGAGATGATCGAGAGCTACGACGCCTTCGTGCGCCGCGTCTGCGCTGAGTTGGACCTCTGAACATGCATTACTACAAGTTCAACATCAAGGATTGGACGCGGGACACCGCGCACCTCTCCGTGGAAGAGGAGGGCGTCTACCGGCGCCTTCTCGACCACTACTACGAGAGCGAAAAGCCAATCCCACAAGAAACCAAGCCGGTTATCCGTAGGTTGCGACTGGCAGGCCACGAGGAAGCTGTTGTGGTCATCTTGGGTGAGTTTTTCACGCTTGAAGATGACGGCTTTCACCATCGCCGGTGCGACGATGAGATCGCGAAGTACCACGCGAAAGCGAGCGCTTGCCGGCAGAACGGGAGCCGTGGTGGTCGCCCGAAGAAACCCGAAGAAAACCAAAACGGTTCCCAAGATGAACCAAACCATAACCTTAACCAAGAACCACTAACCATTAACCAAGAACCAGAAGATCAAGAGCAGTGCGCCGCTAATGCGACGCCTGGTCAGGCTGAGCCAAAGCCGGATGGTCGGAAACGCGGCACTCGCCTGCCTGATGACTGGGCTCTATCGCCAGAACTGGCTGCATGGGCGAAAGCGGAAAGGCCTGAGCTTGATGATCGAATGGTCCAGGCGATGGCGGATTCGTTCAGGGACTTCTGGATATCCAAGACCGGCAAGGACGCCACGAAGCTCAACTGGGATGCGACATGGCGTAACTGGGTGCGTAACCAGAGGATCGGCGGCAACCAGCGCGCCAGCCCTGGTGCAGGCCAATCGCACCACACCGACCTCGACAAGATTGACCACACCGAGGGGCTGGTTCGCCAGCCTGACGGGACTTACCGGGTAGCAAGATCATGACCACTCCAAAAACTCTGGAATTCAAACCTGGCCAGTGCCGCGTGCACGGCGATTTCACTGATGAACTGATCGAGTCGTTCTCGGGCGACCACTTCTGGCAGGGCTGCACTCGCTGCCAATTCGATGCACTGCACTCGGCTGACGAGGCGATCCGCAAGCCGGCGCAAGCTTTGCGGCGCGACTGGGCGATGAATGTCAGCCTGATGGCCGCTGAAATCCCACTGCGCTTCCGCGGTGCCACTCTGGACACCTACCGCGCCGAAACCGAAGGGCAGGCTGTGGCCCTGAACGAGTGCACCGAGTACGTGAATGGCTTCGAGCGCAACTGGGAGCTGGGTCGCTCGATGCTGCTGCTGGGAAGCGTGGGCACCGGGAAGACACACCTGTGCTGCGCAATTGCCCAGCAGGTGATCCGCAGCTACGGAGCGTCAGCACGCTACACCATGGCCATCGAGATCATCCGTGATATCAAGATGACCTTCGACAAGAAGTCCGAGCAGACCGAGCGCGACGTGTACGCCTCCCTGTTGAAGCCGGATCTGCTGGTGATCGACGAGGTAGGCGTTCAGCACGGCAGCGACTTCGAGCGCCAGGTGCTGTTCGAGGTGGTCGACTCGCGGTATCGGCAGCTGATGCCGACCATCGTGATCTCCAACCTGGGGCTGGCCGGCCTGCGCAAGTGCCTGGGTGATCGCGCTGTAGACCGCCTGACCGATGCTGGCGGACCTGCCGTCCTGTTCACCTGGGCCTCGGCGCGAGGTGAAGCATGAGCGAACTGGTAATGGGCTACCCCGAGGCCGAGCACGGTGTGCTGGGGGCGATCATGCTAGCGTCTCTCGATGGCAACGCCGCGCTTGTGGATGACATCGTGAGCCAGATGACCAGTGCCGATTTCCTCTACGACGACCACGCGGCCCTGTTCGATGTGATTCGTGATTGTCTGGAGCGTGGGCTGCCGGTTGATGCGGTGACGGTCGGTGATGTGCAGCGCACTCTGCCGAGCGGGCAGGGCACCCTGGCATTCGCAGTGGACCTCTGCCGCAACGTGCCCTCGGTGGCCAACGCGATGGCCTACGCAAAGCAGGTCAAGCAGTGGGCGGTGATTCGCCAGGTGGTCGATATCGGCCATTCCGCGAAGGCTGCCGTTGCAAATGGCCTGGTGCCGGACGAGATCATCGCCCAGGCCCAGCAGTCCATCGCTGACTTGCGCGACCTGCAGGGCTCCGAGAAGGCCGGGTACAAGCGCATGGCCGAGGTGCTGCCTAAGGTGTTCGACGGCATGCAGGAGGTGCTGGATGACCGAGCACCACCGAAGCTTTCCACCGGCCTGGCCGATCTGGACAAATTGATCGGCTTCCTGCGCCCCAAGAGCATGGTGGTGATCGCCGGCCGCCCAGGCAGCGGCAAGACCATGCTCGGCCTGCAGATCGTCAACCACATCGCTATCCGTGGCGCTGGCGTGGGTCTGATCTTCAGCCTGGAGATGGACGAGAAGGAGTTGACCGTCCGCACCATCGCTTCCCAGGGCGGGATCGACCTGCGCCGGATGGAGGAGGTCAAGAGCCTGGATGAGGACGAATGGCAGCGCATTGGGACGGCCGGCAGCAAGATCGAGTCTGCTCAGCTGTACCTGAACGACACGCCCGGCTTGACCATGAGCGCTATCCGGTCAGATGCCAGGCGGCTTCAACGCGAGCAGGGCCTCGACATCCTGATGATCGACTACCTGGGCCTGGTGGGCACCGAAGGCAAGAACCAGAGCCGTACCGACGCTGTGGCCAAGATATCCATTGCCCTGAAGAACTTGGCCAAGGAACTGAGCGTTCCGGTGCTGGTGCTGGCGCAGCTCAACCGAAACCCGGCGAGCCGCCCCGGCAAGAAGCCACAAGCCAGCGACCTGCGCGACTCCGGCCAGATCGAACAGGACGCCGACGCCGTGATCCTGGTCCACCACGACCCAGAGTCGGAAGCGGGTGAGCAGGGTGTCACCGAGCTGATCCTCGACAAGGGTCGCCAGGCCCCGCAGGGCTCGTGCCTGGTCCAGCGCCAAGGGCAATACGCCCGATTCGTCAACTTCGCCGGTAACCGCCTGCCTCCTGATGAGGAGGTCGAAATGGGCCGCGTCCTGAATTTCTCCAAGCACCGTAAGGGGAGCAAGCATCATGAAACTTTCTGATCTGTGGCCGCGCGCTGGCGCTGGCAAATCTGCAACCCCGGTCCTCTCGGTAACCGTCACCAAGCGCGCTGGCGCCGAGCAGGCGCTTGCCATTGGCAATACCCCTGCACCAAGCCATTCGCCGCGCTGCCCTGCTGAACTGCCTGCCACCCTCGCCGACTGCGAGGCGCTGGAAGAAACCCTGGCTCGCGACGCCATCCGCCTGGAATGCCAGATCGGCCAGGCAAAAGGCAGGGCGGTAACGGAAGGCAAGTACGCCGACCCTGATTGGTACCACCGGGCAAAGGCGGCGCTCAAGCACATCAACCGGGACCGCCAGCGCCTGGTTCAGCACATGAGGGCTCTGCGCGTCGAGGCCCGACGCAGCTGCCCAGCGTGGCAGGCCCGCGACAAGGCCATCCTGCGCGAGCTGAACGCCAGGGTGCCGAAAGAGGTGTTCGACGAGTGCGTGCGGGTGGTGGACGAAGACGTGGAGGTACTGAGATGAGCAACGTAACTGCGGCACTGCCGCGCAAAAGCCTGACCCCAGTGGAGTGCAAATTCCTCAAGGTAGGCAACCGGATGCTGCTGGAGCAGAACAACGGCCGCATCGCATCGGCGGCTCTCATGGACATCGTGGCTGACTGGCACTCCGCGCGCGCCAACGTGGGATTCGAGCAGTTTGCTAAGGGATGGATCACCGAAGGCAACGCCAAGAACAAACACGCTGACAAGCTGCTGCGCGACCTGTTCGGCCTCAACACTGACCCTACGCCCCGGAGGGCTGCATGAAGAAAAGAACCTACGTGGACAAGGCCCTCGGTGACACCGAATACATGCTCGAGCAGTGGGGTTGGTGGCGGATGTGCGAGATGGGGGTACCTCGCTACGTGTCACCGCTATACGCGCTTATGCGCGACAACGTGCCCAGCGAGGGCGGTATTCGGCAGCACGTCATCACCGACGATCTGGCGCTGATCATCGATGGCGCCGTGGCCAGGCTGACAAAGCGCAACCAGCAGATGGGTGATTTTGTGTGGGCCTACTACGGCTCAAAGCACCCAGCTATGCGGGTCGGAAGGGAGGCGGGTATGTCCGAGCGCAAAGCAAGGGAGATTATCAAGGCTGGCGTGGCATGGATCGATTGCGCACTCGAAGAAATTCGAGAGGCTGCGTAAAAAGTTCTATGCGGGCGGATAAACACCTGTTTTCATAGCAGCGTGTCCAGCTTGCAAGCAACGTGACACTCAAAAGCCCCAGCAATGCCGCTGGGGTTTTTGTTTTTGGGTTTTTTTACAAACGGCGGAACGAATTGATGGCACTATCGTTCTGATAGTTTGCTCAGAAAAACCATTAGGATTCCGTGATCATGAAAAAAATCATCGCTGCTGCGGTGTTCTCCCTATTGGCCACCGGGACACAGGCTGCTGATCTATCTGGCGCAATCGGTGCGACTAGTCAGGGCGGCTTGACCGCTCGCGCAGCTGTAGGCTTTGACTGGGATAAGAGCTGGTTAGAAAGCAGCACTGGCCGCCTAACCGGTTATTGGGATGCTGGCTACACCTATTGGGAAGCAGGAGATGCTTCTGGTGGGGCCCACTCGTTGTCCTTTGCACCCGTGTTCGTTTATGAGTTTGGCAGCGGTAACGTGAAGCCTTTCATTGAAGCGGGCATCGGTGTTGCAGTGTTCTCCGGTACATCAGCAGGCGACCAGGACTTTGGTTCATCCTTCAACTTCGAAGATCGCATCGGGGCAGGCTTGAAGATCGGTGAGACGCAGAAGGTTGGTATCAGAGCGATCCACTACTCCAACGCTGGCATCAAGCAGCCGAACGACGGCATCGAGTCATACTCGCTGTTCTATAGCCACCGGATTTGATTTGGATAGTCCCGTCTCGTCCGCCATGCGCGGACGTTACGGGTTTAGGCATAGAGCGTGATGCGCACATCGGAAATGCCCAAATCGGCAACCGCCATGGCCAAATCTTCACGAGCGACCGGGAGCGGCACGCGCATTGCCGTCAGGGGATCTGTATGAGCATGCAGCCGCAGAAGCACAGCAAGAGCATCATCCTGGCGAAATGACGTCGGCGAATCGCAAACCCAAAATCGGGCATGTCCTCTGAGGTTGTAGTCGATTTTATATTTCATGCGATGCTCGATTTTTTCCAATGAACATCCGTAATGCCGTAGCGCTCTGCCAAGGGCCGCGAGATTTTTTTTAAGTCAGCCGTTCTGAACTTGGGAATTACCCCAACGCCCGCATCACAGGCGGCCCAATGCCAGGCTTCCGCGTTATCCATTTTTTCTGTACGGATGATAAAACTACGCGCCTCACCATGAAGCTGATACTCAATGAGGAATAGCGTTTGGTTGAGCATTTCCATTTCCTGTAAGAGGCCAGCCCGGGCCATCGATACTTTTAGCGTTTAGGTGAAGGTAAGGCAAGGGCAATTGCCCCACGCCGACTATCTATGCGCTCTACGTCATAGTTTGGAGAAAAAATGGACCCGACCGATCTCGGCCCAGGCACAGCCACCTGGCTGGGCGGTACGGGCACCGTCCTGCTGGGCGGCTTCCTTTGGCTGCGCAAATTCCTGTCAAAGGACGCTGCCGATCGGGCAATGGATAATGCGGATATCGGCACAGTCCGCCGCTTGAACGAGCTGCTCGATTCCGAACGCGAGGCCCGCAAATTGGCTGAGGCCCGAGCCGATCAATTTGCCAAGGAGCGCAACGACCTGGCCGCTACGGTCGGCCGTATGGAGGGCAAGATTGAAGCGCTGACCAGCCAGGTGGGTCAGCTCACTGATCGTGTGACGATGCAAAGCGAAGAGATCGCCCGGTTGCGCACCAAGCTCGGAGGTATGTCGTGATGGACAGATGCGCACTTGAATTCATTGCTCGCCGCTGGTGGCGTCGGATTGAGGTTTGGGTAATCGCCCTTCTGCTCGTGGTCGGTGGCGGTTTCGGCGGCTATCAACTCGCCCAGTGGGCACTGGCTCGCAGCTACCTGGAGCAAGTCGCCGAGATACGCGCCGCTTATGACGAAGCAAGCCTACAGCGCGACCAGCGCCTGGATGAACTGGCCAGGCAGACGGGTAGTGCAGCGGCCAAGGCGTCGAAAGCCGCAACAACAGCCACCCAAGCAGCAGACAAGGCAGACCAGGCTGTAGACAGGGCAGGGGAAGCGCTCAATCGCGTGACACCCTGATCCGCGCCACAAAATCGACAAGCGCCGTTTCGTGGCGTGAACACCTGAGGATCCACCATGGACAACCAGCACAAGAAAATCACCGGCTACCGCGACCTCACCCAGAGCGAGATCGACGGCATGAACTCGATCAAGGATCTGGAGGCTGTTGCCGGCGAGCTGTTCAAGCAGATCAGTCAGATCGAAGGCGTGGATCAGCGCACCCTGGCCCTGGCCAAGACCAACCTGCAGCAGGGCTTCATGTGGTTCGTGCGCTCGATCGCCAAGCCCGCTGATCCTTTCAGCTGATGGCCAAGGCGCCTTACACGCCTTGCAAGCTTTACGTGGACGGGGCGGACGGTATCGCGGTAGGCGACTTCATCACCACCGCAGCCGGCTCTGCCTACCTGGTGCAGACCCTCCGGATCAGTCGCATGCGGCCAGAGCGCAAGCACATGGACTGCCTGCGCTGGCCGATCGCCGAGGTGCCGCCTGATGCGCGGTGCTATCAGATGACTTGGTACAAGAGATGAGGAGCACCAGCATGGCTAGGGTGTATGCAACGATCGTTTGCCGCCATCGCTGGTGGTTGAAGTACTACCTGGCTGGCGTGCTGGTAATGGCGCAAATCACGGGGCGCGAGCCGAACCCTGGTCGGGTTGCCTACTGGGTTTGTCGCGGCCTGAAGGGTGAGGTGCACTGATGGCCAGGCTCAAGACGCTCGGCTCTCGCATCAAGGAGAGCGAAGGCTCAAGGGTCAAGGTATTGGTCCCAGGTAGTTGGCGTAGCGGCATGACAAGCTCCCAGCGCGGCTATGGCTACAAGTGGCAGCAAGCCCGAGAGCGGTACCTGCGCGACAATCCGCTATGCGTCTACTGCGAGCGGAACGGCCGCACAACTGCGGCCAGGGTTGTCGACCACATCGTTGCTCACCGTGGAGACATGGTTCTCTTCTGGGATCAGGCCAACTGGCAGAGCCTCTGCAAGCCCTGCCACGACTCGGTCAAGCAGGCAGAGGAGGCTGCAGGACTAGCCGGGTGACGCCGTCGGAGCTGCAGAATCGGTCGGTAGCGCTTCGAAGCACGCCAATGACGTGCATCAACCCCGGGGGCGGTCAAAATATAGCCATTCTCACTTAGCTAGACCGCCACCGACCCCACGTACAGATTTTTTTCCCCCACAGGATTTTTGTTAAATGGCTTTAACATCCCGCAAGCGTGCATTCATCGCAGCGCTGAGGGAAGGTGCGTCCAATCGAGACGCTGCTGTGGCGGCTGGCTATTCCGAGAAGACAGCGTCTGCGGCGGGGTCTCGGCTGGTAAAGGACAAGGACGTGGCGGCCGAGCTGATGAAGCTGCGGGCGCTCGGCTTGATGCCTCCAGATGTTAAAGGTGATGTTAAAGGGGGTGTTAAAGCTGGCCCCGCTGCGAAGTCCTCCAAACAGACCGACGAAAGTGCAGCCTCGCCGCGTACAGCTGACGATCCAGCCGACCCGGAACCTGCCGACTTCGACCTGATGAAGGTACTGCTCCACCGCGACCCGAAGGACTACCTGCTGTCGGTAATGAACGACCTGGAGTCTGAGGCGAAACTGCGTGTCGACGCAGCAAAGGCTCTGATGCCCTTCATGCATCCCCGAAAGGGAGAGAGCGGCAAGAAAGAGGAAGCCAAGGCGAAGGCCGCCGACGCGGCCTCTGGTAAGTTCGGTGCCCGCCGTGGGCCTCTGCGGTCGGTGAAGTGATGGACTGGACAACCGCATGCCCCGACTGGGAGCAGCGCATCGTCGCGCGCCAGAGCCTCATCCCGTTCAAGCCACTGTTCCCGACCGAGGCTGAGGAAGCGCTCGACGTGTTCGGCGCGCTGCGCATGGTGGACGCCACCGGCAGCCCGCTGATGTCCGAGACCGTCCGTGACTGGGTCAACCAGTTCGTCGCGGCGATCTTCGGGGCCTACGATCCCGACGAGGGGCGCCGCCTGGTCAGCGAGTTCATGCTGCTGATCAGCAAGAAGAACGGCAAGTCGACGATCGCCGCCGGGATCATGCTCACCGCATTGATCCTCAACTGGCGACCGTCCGGCGAGTTCATCATTCTGGCGCCGACGAAGGAGATCGCTGACAACTCCTACATCCCGATTCGGGACATGGTGCGGGCTGATGAGGAGCTCGACGCCCTGCTCAAGGTGCAAGACCACCTGCGCACCGTGACCCATCGGCAAACCAACGCCACCCTCAAGGTGGTTGCTGCCGATAGCGAAACGGTGTCTGGCAAGAAGGCCATCGGTGTGTTCGTCGACGAGCTTTGGGTGTTCGGCAAGCGTGCGAACGCCGAGGCAATGCTGCGTGAGGCCACTGGCGGTCTGGCGTCCCGGCCCGAGGGGTTCATCATTTGGGCCACGACCCAGTCCGATGCGCCGCCCGCCGGGGTGTTCCGGCAAAAACTGATGTACGCCAGGAAGGTTCGCGATGGGGAGATCGTCGACAAGTCCTTCCTGCCGGTGCTTTATGAGTTCCCGAAAGCGATGCTTGATGCTGGCGCCCACCGGGATTTCTCCAACGCCTACATCACCAACCCGAACCTGGGCCTCTCTGTAGATGAGCCTTTCATCGAGCGCGGCTATGCGCAGGCCCAACTCGACGGCGAGGAATCGTTCCGGGGCTTTCTCGCCAAGCACCTCAACGTCGAGATCGGCCTGGCCCTGCTGTCAGACCGGTGGGCAGGGGCGGACTTCTGGGAGCAGCAAGCGTCCGAGCTGTGCCGCACGTTGGACGATCTGCTCGAGCGCTGCGAAGTGATCGACATTGGCGTCGATGGCGGCGGTCTTGACGACCTGCTGGGCCTGGCTGCCATTGGCCGAGAGACCGGCACGCGCCGCTGGCTGACGTGGACACACGCTTGGGCGCATCCCTCGGTGCTGGAGCGGCGCAAGTCCGAGGCACCGCGCATTCGCGACTTCGCCAAAGACGGTCACCTGACCCTGGTGCAGCGCATCGGTGACGACATTGAGGACGTGGCCCAGCTTGTGGCGCGAGTGGAGCAGGCCGGCCTGCTGGACAAAGTCGGCCTCGACCCGGCAGGCGTCGGCGCCATTCTCGATGCGCTCGAAGCGGTCGGCATCCCCCGAGACAAGATCGACGGCATTTCACAGGGCTGGCGCCTGGGTGGGGCGATCAAGACTGCCGAGCGCAAGCTGGCCGAGGGCACGCTGCTGCACGGTGGCCAGCCGCTCATGGCCTGGTGCTGCGGCAACGCCCGCGTCGAGCCCAGGGGCAACTCGATCCTGATCACCAAGCAGGCCAGCGGCTCGGCAAAGATCGACCCGCTGATGGCGCTGTTCAACGCCGTGACGCTGATGGCGCTCAATCCTGAGGCGAAGGGCGGCATGGACAACTACCTCAACAACGGCTTCTTCGACCTCATAGGCTGACCATGGGATTCAAATGGTACAAACCCTCGACCTGGGGCTTTTTCGGTTACACCGACCCCGCCACCGGGGACTACGTGGAAGCCGATCTCGAGGTGGGCGGCAAACGGACCAAGGCTGGCGTTCGAATCACGACCAAGAACGCGCTCTCCATCAGCATGGTCTGGTCCTGCGTCAAGATCCTTTCCGAGTCGCTGAGCGGTCTGCCGCTCAAGCTTTACGACGACACGGGCGGCGGGCGGAGGCTCATCAACGGCAGCGATCGGATGCTGAGGCTGCTGCGCAAGCCCAACCCCTACATGACGATGCTGAACTTCCTCAAGTTCGTGGTCGTGAACATGGCGCTGCGCGGTAACGCCTTCGCCTTAATCGAGCGCAACGGCCAGGGCGACGTCATCGGCCTGGTACCGCTGGATGGCCGGACAGTCCAGATCGATACCGAGGAGGATCTGCTGTACACCGTGACGCCGTCCGAGGGCGATCCATTTCCGGTGTCGCCAGAGCACATGCTGCACTTCAAGCTTTTCAGTCTTGACGGCGTGGTCGGCCTTTCGCCGCTTGAGCACCAAGCCGAAACCATGGGCCTGGCCAAGGCCGGCCAGCAGTGGTCGGCGCGGTTCATGAGGAAGGGCGGCTTCACTGGTGGTTACGTCATCTATGACAACTTCCTGACCGACCAGCAGCAAGCTCAGGTGCTCAAGCGTTTTCCTGATGTGCGCAAGGCTGATACCGACGATATCGGCAAGATGGCCATTCTGCAGGGCGGCCCGAAGATTGTGCCGGCTGGGATCAGCCAGAAAGACGCCCAGTTCATCGAGTCGCAGCAGTTTCAGGAGGAAGCCCTGGCCGGCATCTACGGTGTGCCGCTGTGGCTGGCCAACCGCGCTGGCAAGACATCAATCATGGGTTCGAACCTGGAGCAGCAGCTCATCGGGTTCATCACCTTCGGCCTTAAGCCCTACATCGACACAATTGAAGACGAGCTGAACAGCAAGTTGTTCGGCAACACATCACGCTTCGTGGAGTTTGTGGTCGAGGGGTTGCTGCGTGCCGACAGCGCAGGCCGCGCCACCTATCTGGGGGCTGCCCTCGGAGGCTCGGGTGGCTCTGGTTGGATGACCATCAACGAAGCCCGCGCCAAGGAAAATCTGCCTCTCTTGGAAGGCGAAGAATACAACCGGGTGACCCGGTGGGAGGTTCAGAAAAATGGCGAGTCTTGAATGCCCATTCGAACTCAAGTCCGTTGACGAAGCCGGTAATTTCGAGGGCTACGCTGCGGTGTTCAATAACATCGATCTCGGCGATGACGTGATCGTGCCGGGAGCTTTCACCCGGGTAAAGGCAACACGCGGCGGCAAGCTCAAGCTGGCTTTGTACCACGACCTGACCCGCTTGGTTGGTGCCGCCGACTTCACCTCGGATGACCATGGCCTGCTGCTGAAAGGCCAGGTGAACCTCAAGGTCAGCTACGCCCGTGACGCCTACGAACTGATGAAGGACGAAGTCCTCGACAGCATGTCGATCGGCTTCAACACCATTAAGGCAGATTTCGAGGATCGCGCCGGCCGGCGCGTCCGCATCATCAAGGAGGCCGAACTCTGGGAGGCCTCCTTCGTACCGTTCGGCATGAACCCTGAGGCACAAGTCCTCAGCGTCAAGTCTGACATCAGGCTTTTCGAGAAGGCGCTGCGCGAACGCATGGGCCTCTCGCAGAAGGAAGCGGCGGCAGTCGCTTCGCTCGGCTACACCGCGCTACGCCGTGATGGCGGGAGCGAGGCCACGGCGATCGTGGATGAGCTGAAAGAAATTCCCAACTTGTTCACCCAATATTTCGGAGTATCGCCATGAGCGAAGTGAAAGAACTGAAGGATTCCATCGAGCTGCAACTGAAGAGTGGCTTCGGCGAGTTGCAGAAGAAGTACGATGCGGCCATGGATGAAATGCAGAAGGGTAACCAGGTAACTGGCGACCTGAAGAAGCAGATCGAAGACCAAAAGGGCGAGCTGCAGAAGGTCATCGACCAGGTCGTGGATCTGGAGCAGAAGGGCGTCAAGCTGCGTGGCCAGCCCAGCGAGGGCAAGAGCTTCATCGACCTGATCAAGGGCGACGACGGCTACAAAGCGCTCAGCCAGAAAAGCGCCGCGCTGGCACAGCTCGAAGTCACCAAGTCCGACATGGCCAGCATGAAGGAAATGAAGGTGACCAGCGCTGGTATCGTTGCTCCCGTCTACGATCCGGTGATTCAGCCTGGCATTCGCCAGGAGCTGCGTATCCGCGATCTTCTCACCTCCGTCCCGGTCGCTGGCCAGAACTACACCTACTTCCGCGAGAAGCTGCACACCCGTGGCGCTGCGCCGGTGGCGGAGGGCGGCCTGAAGCCAACCAGCAACGTCACCTTCGAGACTGTAACTGACCGCGTGAAGAAAATTGCGGTTTGGATGCCGGTGACCGACGAGGCGCTGGACGATGTTCCGCAGATGTTCGCCTACCTGCAGCAGCTGCTGCGCTATGACCTGAAGCTTGAGGAGGAGGCGCAGATTCTCAAGGGTGACGGTACCGGCGAGAACCTGCCTGGCCTGATGACCCAGGCGACCACCTACGACGCAGCCCTCAGCAAAGCCGGCGATACCGCCATCGACTTGGTCCGCCGTGCCATCTACCAGGTGCGTAAGCAGTCGCAGATGTCCGCTGACGGCACCGTGATGACTGAACTGGACTGGATGAACATCGAACTGCAGAAGGACGGCGAGAACCGCTACCTGTTTGCCAACCTGCAGGGCCTGGTCACTCCTATCCTGTGGGGCCGTCCGGTAATCACCTCCGACAGCATGGACGAGGGCGACGGCACCACCGGTGGCGAGTTCTTGGTGGCGAACTTCGCTCGCTCCACCACGCTGTTCGACCGTATGTCGTTCATGTTCAAGATGGGCCTGATCAACGATCAGTTCATCAAGAACGAACGTGCGCTGCTGGTCGAGGAGCGCCTGGGCCTGGGCGTGCGCCGCAAGGAAGCCCTGGTGAAAGGTCGCTTCCTGACCGCCTAACCCCACCGAAGGCCGGCACATTGCCGGCCTCTTAATTTCTGGAGGCAGCATGAAAATCAAGATTCTGTGGGGCTTTGTCGGAAACGGCGCGCTACTGGGTGCCACCTCGAACAAGGTCAAGGCCGGCGAAACCTTCGATGATGCCGACGACGAGTACGCCTACACCCTGATCGGCAAAGGTTTGGCAGTAGAACTCGACGCCAACGGCAAGCCTCGCCTGGCAAAGCCGAAGGAAACTAAGCCCGCGGCGTCGAAGGAGGACAAGGCCGCTGCTGACAAGGCCGCTGCTGACAAAGCCGCTGCCGAGGCCAAGTAAATGCTGGACCTGGCCACCGTGAAGCTGCACCTGCGGGTCGATGGTGACGATGAAGACCTGCTGATCGGCGGTTATGTCGAAGCCGCTAAGGCGCACGTCGAGCAGCACTGCGACCGCAAGCTGGTCGAGGCCGACCCTGTCGAGCCTGAAGAGATGGGCCTTACCCGCGATGTTGAGCAGGCTGTCCTGCTGCTGGTGGGTCACTGGTACGCCAACCGTGAGGCCGTGGCCGTTGGCACCATCGCCACGGCCATGCCGCTCGCAGTCGAAAGGCTGCTCTGGTACAGGAAGCGCTTCTGATGAGAGCCGGTCCTTTGCGGCACCGCTGCCGCCTGAGCAAGTACGAGCGCGTGCAGAACGACACCGGCGGCTATGACCAGGAATGGGTGCCGGCCGGTGAGCTCTGGACGGAGATCACCATTCCTACGGGGCGCACTCAGCCGGTGGCTGAGCGACTGGAGGCGACCGTCAGTGCCGAAATCCGCATCAGACCGCGATCTGACATTGCTGTCGGCTGGCGACTGACCGAGAAGAGTACCGGCTTGATCTACAAGGTTGAGGCGGTGCTGCCCAACAACGAACGGGACATGGTGCGCCTGCTGTGCTCCAGCGTCCCCAATCCATGAGGTGAACCATGAAGATTCGTGCACTGGGCATCCTCTCCGGCGCCTCTGGCGATCGCGAGAAGGGTGAAGAGTTTGTGGTCGACAAGGAGTATGGCGCCGGCCTCATCGCCCGCGGCTACGCCGAGGAGGTGACCGAAGCGGCCGCCGAGAAGGCTACCAAGCCAGCCAAGGCCGACCAGGCCAGGGAGTAGGCTATGGTCAGACGCTCCAGTATTCGGGGCGATATCCGGCTGCGTCGGACGCTTCGCAACATCCACAAGACCATGGACAACGAGTTGAAGCCAGCCATGGAGCAGGCAGCGGGTCGCATCTTGGCCACCCAGCAGCAGCTGATCCCCAAAGACACAGGTGACGCTGCTGCAGCGTTGAGGGTGTACGTGTCGCCCAGCGGCCTGGACGCCCAGATCGGCATTCGGGGCAAGCGGGACAATCGCCGGTTCTTCTACCTGCGCTTCATCGAGCACGGGACGAAGGGCTACATGGGCGGCAAGCGCGCGGGCAGCCGCAACCAGCGCGAAACCAACAAGAGCGACGGCCAGCACTTTTTCGGCAAGCACCCGGACATTCCTGCCAGGCCCGCCCATCCGTGGCTGCGACCGTCAATGGACGTGAATAGGGAGTATGTGATGGCCGATCTTGAGGCAGCTGTCCGCCGGACGCTGCGCAAGGCGAGCCTGGGAGTGGGCAATGGCTGACCCATCTGTTGCTCTGCAGAAGGCGCTGTTCGCCAGGCTTCGCGATGAGGTGAGCTGCCCAATTCACGACGGCGCCGGTATCAACACGCCGAAGCCCTATGTGTCGATCGACCGCGAGGTTTCGGTCAACGCACGCCCGATCTCCGGGCGCAAGCGCGAGCAGCGCCTGCTGTACTTGTCCGTATGGTCTGACGCTGTTGGCCAGGCCGAAGTGAAGCGCCTTAACGGCGAGGTGATCGCCGCATTGGACGAGCGCCCACTGCCGCTGGAGGTCGGCCGCGCAGTCTCGGTCCGTGTCATCCAGTCGGATGCCCAGCGCGACGCCGACGGCGTTACCTACCAGGGCTCGATCACGGTCCGCGTGATTACTACCCACTGAGTCAACCACTGGCCGCGCCGCGGCTTTATCCAATGTGCCTTTGGAGGATTCCCCATGGCCGAAGACAACCTCAACACAGCCGCCGGCTGCCGCCTGGCCATTGGCGGCAAAACCGGCGCCGGAACCGAAACCGAGTACAAGGCCGACACCTACGTTGATGTAGGCGAGATCGAAGACCTTGGCGAGTTCGGCGACACGTTCAACCCCGTGAACTTCACCTCACTGCGCGATGGCCGGGTACGCAAGTACAAGGGCACCGCGGATGCTGGCGATATGACCATGGTCGTGGGTCTGGACAACGGAGACGTTGGGCAGAAGGCGGTGGCCGTTGCCCACAAGGACCGCTCCAAGGGTAATTACAACATCAGGATCACGCTGAACGACGGTGACCCAGGCGCATCTCCACCGGTCCTGCCGACAACGTACTACTTCGGTGTGAAGGTGATGAACAACAAGGTGGCTGCTGGTTCTGCCGACAACGTTGTGCGTCGCAACGTCACCCTGGGCATCAACACCGACATCCTCGAAATTCTGCCTGGCCCCGCCAACCCTTGATAGATGGGGCTTCGGCCCCGTCCCCTGCTGAGAGAAGCCCATGAGCGAAGCTCTGTATGGCACCACCACCTTAGTGGTTGGTGCACGAAGCTACACCCTGCGCCCAACCCTCGAGGCGGCCCTGCTGATTGAAAGCCGATTCGGCGGTCTGCGAGGCGCGCTTGAATCGATGCGACTGATGAGTATCGGTGCCAGCGCCGACATCATCGTCGCCGGCGCCAGCCTGCAGGCTGACCAGCATGCCCAGGTCGCTGCCGAAGTATTCCAGACCGGCGTGGCCAAAGTCTCAGCCCAACTGACCGACTTCATCACCGTGCTGCTCAATCCGGTACCGCCGAGCGTGGTCGCCCGGGGAAAGGGCGGGGCGGACAGCACAGCGCCGTAAAGGATGGTAGCTACGTCGACTATTTGTTCGGCGTGGCCACCGGCTGGCTTGGCTGGCCGCCTGACACGGCGTGGCGTACGCCCATCCCACAACTCATGCTGGCGCTCGATGCACGTCTCGACTGGACCGGACGCGGCCAGGCCCAAACCTCAGCGTCTGACCAGGGGCAGGCACCGCGCAGACCCGGCAACGTTGCTGACAAGTTGAAGGCCTTCTTCCGAGGCCGGCAGCAAGAGTGAGTCTCCGCCTACGGGCGTTTTTTTGTGCTTGGAGAATTGCATGGCCGATCAACAAGTCCAGGGGATGCTGGTCCAGATCGAGGCCACCACGGCGCAGCTTCGCCGCGAACTGGCGAACGCCGACCAAGTGGTGGCGCGAAGCACGCAGGCGATCGACCGCAACCTGGCCACCGTCGATTCGGCCTTCGATAGGGCTGGGGCGGCAGCTCAGTCAGCTGGCGTGCTGATGCGCGGCGCGCTCGCGGCCGTAGCCGGTGCGGGGTTGATCGGCGGCATCATTAAGCAAGTCGACGCCTACGGGCAGATGTCCGACCGGATGAAAGCTGCCGCCGGTAGCGCGTCCGAGTATCAGGTGGTGCAGGAGCGCCTGCTGCGCACAGCCCAGGAAACCTACCGCCCGCTAGCCGAAGCGCAGGAGCTGTACATCCGCACGGCTGACGTGATGCGCAGTCTGGGTTTCAACACCCAGCAGACACTCGATATCACCGACAGCTTCAGCTTCCTACTGGTGACCAACGCCGCATCGGCCGACAAGGCTGGCTCGGCACTCGACGCGTACTCCAAGGCGTTGCAGACAGGCAAAATCGACGCTGACGGGTGGGTATCCATCCAGAGTGCTATGCCCACCATAGTCGATGCCATCGCTGCCGGTACCGGCAAAAGTGCCGCCGAGATCCGCAAGCTGGGCGTGCAAGGCAAGCTTGCGCTGGACGACCTGAACACGGGCCTGCTGCGCACGGTCGAGGTGAACCGCAAGGCTGCGGCAGACATGTCTACCAGCGTGCAGGATGCCCTGGTCAACATCAACAACGCCATCAGCACCTTCCTGGGCAACATGGAGGAGCGTACCGGTGCCGTCGGTGGACTGTCGAAAGTCCTACTTGCACTGGCTGACAATGTGAACTTGGTCGCCAGCGCCATGGGCGGGGCGGGCGCGGCGGCGCTGACCTTGTACGTCGCGAAAGCTGGTTTGGCAGTCAAGGCAGCGTTGGCACAGCGCGTCGCTGAAGTGGAGAACGCACGTGCCGCGCTGCGCGGCGCAGAGGCACAGCGGATCTTCGCGCAGGCTCAGGTGCAGCAGGCTCAGGCCTCTGTGGCCGCTGCGACCGGCCTGCAGCGTCTGTCGCTGGTGCAGACGCAGCTGTTGCCCAAGCAGGCAGCGCTCAAGGCATCTACCGATGCGCTGGCCATTGCCCAAGGCAACCTCACCCGTGCTGCTACGGGCGGCCTGCTGGCGGCACTCGGTGGTCCGGCTGGCCTGGCCCTGCTCGCCGGCACTGCTGCTGCCAGCTTCCTGTTGCTGGGCGACAGTGCCGACAAGGCTGGCGTGAGCCTGGACGACATGCACAAGCCGGTTGCACAGCTGCGCGAAGAGTTTGCCAAGCTCAACCGTGACCAGCGCGAGGCCTCGCTGGTCAAGTGGCAGCAGGAACAGATCGGCGCAACTGATGCGGTGCGTAGCGCCTACGGCGACCTGGCCCAGTCTATCCGCCAGTCCGTCGTAACGGCGCCCGCTCGTGATTCCGGTGGCCGGTACAACCAGCAGCTGCGCGCTTATCAGGAAGTGGTGGACCGGCTGAACGAGGCTCGGGCCGCTGGCGGCGACCTGGCCCCCGTCCTGCGCGAGGTCGGCGACCGGCTGAATCTGCCAGTGGGCACGGTGCAGAAGTGGATCACCCAGGCCGGTGCTGTCAGCGATGCCGACCAACGCTCTGCCCTGATCGCTGAGACACTGCGAGTGCTCACCGGTGTGACCGATGAGAACACCGCTTCGACCCAGAAGAACAATGCCGCCAAGGCGGGAATGAGCGCTGCAGGTCAGACGTACCTGGAAACCCTGCAGAAGCAGTTGGCGGGCCTGCAAGATAATGGCGATGCGATCAAAATAGCCAACCGGCATATCGCCGAGAATGCCGACCTGACCGAAACCGACCGAAAGGCGATTCTCTCGGCGGCCAATGCGATCGAGGCGCAGAAGAAGGCGAACAAGGACGCCACCGCCAGTAGCAAGGACAGAACCAAGGCTCTAAGGGACGAGATCAAGGCGCTGGATGCGATCATTGACCGCGCCCTGCCGGAGCGCAAGCGCCTGGGTGACCTGAAGGAGGGTATCGAAGGCCTGCGCAAGGCCCAGGCCAAAGGGAAGATCACCGCTGCCGAGATGGAGCTCGGTATTAAGAACCTCAACACCGCCTATGCAGACGGAACGATCCAGAAGCGTACCGAAGCTGAGCGTAAGCTGGCCGAGCAACGGCGCAATAGTGCCGAGGCCTATCGCAAGGCGATGGAGGTGGTGTTACAGACACGGCAGGACGCGATCAATGCCGACGTGGCTGGTGTCGGCATGGGAGATGACCAACGCGAGCAGGCCGACCGCCTGAACGCCGTGCGGCAGAAGTACGCCGAGGCGCGGCGGCAGTTGGAGGAGCAGCAGGAGGACGTATCCCGTCGCCTGAGTCAGGACGCCTATCAGCAGCGCTTGGCAGACCTGGCCGACTACCAGGTGCGGGAGCTGCAGATGGAGGTCGACGGCTTTGAGGCGCGCCTGCAGGCCCAGCGTGACTACCGTAACGGTGCCAAGCGAGCCTGGGCCAACATCCAGTCCGACGCGGCCAACGTGGCTGGCGCCACTGACGACATGCTCACCACCGGATTCAATACAGCACGTGATGCGGTGGCTGAGTTCGCTCGGACGGGGAAGGCCAACTTCAAGGACTTTGCCACCAGCGTGATCTCAGATATGGCCAGGATTGCCAGTCAGCAGGCTGCGAGCTCGCTACTGAGCGGGTTGGTCGGCTTTGGCGTCTCTGCCGTGGGCAATTACTTCGGCGGTGGGGGAGGAAACGGTATGGCAGCTGGCTCTGCCGGAGCAGTCTCTTCCAATCTTGGCGCATCGCAAGCTGGTTACGGCAGCAAATATTTTCCGCAGGCGTTGGGCGGCGCTTGGTCAGGCGGCGTGCAAATGTTCGCCAAGGGCGGTGCGTTCACCAATACCGTACTGACCAGGCCCACAGCCTTTGGCATGGCCAACGGCGGGTTGGGCGTAGCCGGTGAGGCTGGGCCTGAGGCCATCATGCCATTGGCGCGCGGTTCGGATGGATCGTTAGGCGTGCAGGTGGTAGGCGGCTCCGGCGGAGGATCGACCATTGTTCAAGTCACTGTGCCAGTCGCAGTGACTCTGGAGGACCGCAGCGCGGATGGTATGGAGTTAGATAGCACTGCGCTGCAGCAGACAATGGAGCGGCAAATGCAGGGGGTCGCTGAGCGAGCGATCGCAGTGTCGTGGCGTCCTGGCGGAGTGAGTCACCGCAACAGCACGGGGAGGCTCTGATGGCGATCGAGACATTTACCTGGGTCCCTGATGATGAGGCCAGCGGTGACAGCACACTGCGCACCAGAAAATCGCCGTTTGGCGACGGATATGTCCAGGTGTCGAGTGATGGGCTGAATGGCGAGTCGGACAGCTGGGCCCTTTCATTCGGCGGGCTGGCCGATGAGATCCAGCCCGCTATTGCGTTCATACGTCGCCATCGAGGCGCCAAGTCGTTCCTTTGGACCAACCCCGAAGGCGCGCTCGGCATGTACCGCTGCGAAACATTCCGTCAGCAGCGAAAGCCAGGGGGCCTCGTGCTGCTGACGGCAACCTTCGAGAGAGCGTACCACCCATGAGTTTGATCACTCAGTTGCAAAAGCTGGAGCCTGGTGCGGAGATTCTGTTATTCGAGCTGGATGGCTCGGACTTCGGCGCGGACACTCTGTGGTTCCACGGGCACGCGATACCGCACACGTCTCAGGAACTGGCAGCGGCAGGCGCGAACGCCGACCAGCTACCCGCCAAGTCGATCTGGTGGCAGGGCAATGAGTACGGAGCCTGGCCCATGCAGATTGACGGCATCGAGGCGAACTCGGACGGCACCTCCGTGCGGCCCACGCTGACGGTCGGTAACGTCAATGGCAGGATCACAGCGCTGTGCCTGGCCTTCGACAACCTGCTCGAGTTCAAGCTGACCATACGTCACACCATGGCGCGCTACCTGGACGCGGTAAATTTCCCAGGCGGTAACCCCGACGCTGATCCGACCGAGGAGGCGATTGAGGTCTGGTACATCGATCAGAAGGTGTCCGAGAACGGCACCACGGTTGCCTGGGAGTTGGCCAGCCCGGGTGACGTTGGTGGCGAGACGATCGGCCGGCAGATGACCCAGCTGTGCCACTGGGCAATGACCGCTGGGTATCGCGGTCCGAACTGCGGCTACACAGGTCCGTACTTCGACCTCGACGGGAATCCCACCAACGATCCAGCCAAGGACCAGTGCAATGGCTGCCTGGACTCAGGCTGCACGGTTCGTCACGGCCAGGGCAACCAGTTGCCTTTCGGCGGCTTCCCTGCCGTTTCGCTCATCGCACGGAGCTGACCATGCGCAAACACATCATCGCCGCCGTGCAAGCGCACGCTGCGGCAGAGTATCCGCGTGAGTGCTGCGGGCTGATCGTCGCCGTGGGCCGCTCCCATCGGTACATCCGGTGCGAGAACACCGCAACCGATCCGGCCGAGGAGTTCCGTATCTCGCCTGAGCAGTATGCGGCAGCCGAGGATCAGGGCGAGGTGGTCGGCATCGTGCACTCTCACCCGGACGCGACCAGCAGGCCGTCGCCGCGGGACCTGGCCATGTGTGAGGCCACAGGCCTGCCTTGGCACATCCTGTCGTGGCCGGAAGGCGACCTGCGAAGCGTCACGCCAACCGGCCACACGCCACTGCTGGGGCGTCCTTTCGTGCACGGCGCCTGGGACTGCTGGCAGGTCTGCGCGGACTGGTACAAGCGGGAGTGGGGCCTTGAGTTCCCGGCCTATGCCCGTGATGAAGGGTGGTGGGAGCAAGCAGACGGCCCAAGCCTCTACGAGCAGGCCTACGAAGCTGCAGGCTTCTACCAGGTCAGCCAGCCGCAGCGCGGCGATATGATCGTTATGGCCGTGGGGCGTACCGCGCATCCGAACCATGCGGGGATCTATCTGGGCGGCGACGCCCAGTTGCCCGACGAGCAGGCCCAGGTCTTCGGCCCTGGCCCCTTCATGCTGCACCACCTGCTTGGGCGCCCATCAGAAATCATCGTGTTCGGCGGGCCATGGCTCGACCGGGCGCGCCTTGTGCTGCGTCACCGAGACGCCAAGTGATACATTCAGCGCTTTTCAGGGAGGGATCACATGCGAATTCTGATCGGTGCGGTGGGACTGGCGTTGCTGGCGGGGTGTGTGACAACTGCAGATTTGGAAGGCAACGAGCCTTCGATTAGCGCTGAGACACAGAAAGACCCAAAGCAATATGCCCTATGCGTATTTCCGAAATGGCAGGCTGCCAGAACTGAGTCCTCCATGGTGGAGACCGAAAATGGCTACCGACTTTGGGTAGCGAATAGCAGCATGGCAGACGAGTTGCTTGATATCACAAGATTACCGACCGGTAGTTCAATAGCCCTTCGGCAGCGCATGCCTTGGTCAGCGATGCCCGGTCGCTCTGCGGTGGAACGCGCCGTTAGGTCATGTCTTTAATCGCTGATCACAAACCGCCTTAGTGCGGTTTTTTTATGACTGGAGGAACCATGGCAGCAACAGCGGCTCTTTATCAGCCGATGACTACTATCAAGCTATCCGGATCTTTGGCTCGAAAGTTTGGGCGAACGCATCGTCGACAGCTTGACAGCGGCGCGACGTGGGAGGCTTTCAAAGCCCTCCAAACCACCCTGCAAGGTTTCGAAGAGGAAATCCGGCGACTCGATGGGCTGGGATTGCGCTTTGCCATATTCCGTAATCGAAAGAACATCGGCCCGGACGAAATGAGCCTTCGAGGCACACAGGAAGTTCGAATCGTGCCGGTTGTTCATGGCAGCAAGCGCGGCGGGATTCTTCAAACCATCATTGGTATAGCCTTGATGGTGTCCTCCATATGGCTAGGTCCGTCCGCATTTTATGCAGGTCTTTCTATGACCCTGGGCGGAGTTGTCCAGATGCTCAGCCCTCAGGCCAAGGGGCTGTCTCAGAGTGCCGCACCTGAGAACTTGCCGAGTTACGCCTTCGGCAGCGCCAAGAACACCACCGCCAGCGGCAACCCTGTACCGATCTGCATCGGCGAGCGCCGTTGGGGCGGGGCGATCATTTCGGCCTCGATTGAGGCGCAGGACAAGGCCTAG